AACCTTTTTTCCATGCTCTTATTGACCAAAAAGCAGGTGATAGTGACTTTTGCCCTTTTACTTGCTTCAAAACACCACCCATTCTTGCCAAAAATGACCTTTGTCTGGCAGGAATATTCTTCTTAATTTTCATATTAGGATCACCAAATCTAACTATTCTTACATTTCCAGATGATCTATCTCTTACATAGACTCCAAACTTCTTGCTTTTATTGGGTGTTCTAAATGGTTTATTTAGTGTGACTGATCTGCCTCGATATGTTGCCATTATTTTCTTCTTCTTTTCTTTGCTTTTTTAGCAACAGATAATGCTATTGCAACAGCTTGTTTTCTTGATTTACCAGACCTCATCTCTGTTCTGATATTCTTATCAATAGATTTTTTACTGTAGCCCTTTATTAAAGGCATTACTTTCCAACATTTCTCATAGCTGTAGTATGTGCTTGACCAAATGTTTTGCCATTCTTCATAGATCTAGCCATAGATCTCATGTGTTTTAGACTGTGGTGTCTGGCATGACTACGCATTGTTCTTTGTTGTCTTGGTGTCAAATCTTTGATGATATTTTTGATTGATGCTACTTTTACCATTATTTCTTCCTCTTTCTTAAATCTAAATCATGCTTTCTTGAACCTCTTAGAAAACTATTGACTCTACCCATAGCCCAAGCACTCATAGGAACTCTACGACTTCCTGCTGATAGAAATGCACCTTGTCCTCTACGATATACTTTGGCTAGTGTTCCATATGTATATCTTTTGCTTTTCTTTGCTTTGGCTCTAAGTGTAGCCTGTACTCTTGCAGATAATGGTCGTCTAAATTTACTTGCCATTATGCTCTAGTCCTTGATCTAAGCAGACTTGCAGGTATTCTTTTACCACTTTTATATAGTGAACTAACTCTTTTAATGAGTCTTGCTCGTCTTTTGCGTTCTTCTTCTTTCTTGAGTCCAGATAAATATTTCTTTGGTACACCTGTTTTCTTATCCTTTGGTACTCTGCGTCTTTTTCTATTCTTCGGCAACTTCTTCACCCTCGATTGCAGGTGTTGAGAACTGACCTATTGGTCTAGGTTTTGCTTCTATCTCACTATCAATATCTGCTATCTTTTCATCATCTTCTACTACTGCTCTAGCTATTTGTTTATCTACTTCTTTTGCAAATGTATCTGATGCAACACCAGATGCTTTTGCTACTTGTAAGAATTGTAGATCAGCAGAATAATCTCTAAGATTGAAACTATCTGGATATTCTATCTCACC